TGTGCCAATTGTTTTATATAAGAATGAAAGATTTATAACATCACCCAATTGCACATATCCGCATGAATTTGCTGCTGCATAGGTGAAACCTGTACCTCCGTACAAATCCCATAAAGGAACAAATGATCCAACATTATAAGTCATAAATCCACCACCTGGGCCAAGTGTTATAGTCCAGTTGGATGGATAACCACTACTTGCTAATTTTTTCATACTACCATTATCAATAGTATTAGCCGGGAAACTTATATCTCCAGTTATCTCAATTGATTGATAACCCTTTGCAAGAATTTTAGCCTGTGAATTATCTATGAAATAATAAGGCGTTAATGTATCGTTAATGTATGGCTGAATAGTTCGAGTAATATTTACCGTACTCAAAGTATCGGCAATCAAATCCTCATTAGTTCTAAATACCCGAAGCGTATCGGATGCTCTTTCGTTTACTGATGCAATCCACCATTCACCGCCGTATTGAAAGAATTGCGCTCCATGTGCCGTGCAGATTGCTTCTAATACATCATAGCAGGTAGCAAAGGTATCTAATCCGGTACTCCATGTATTTGGTATGATGTAGCATTGGCGCAGGTAACTTGTAGTATTAACCATTGCCGCCGTGTAGTAATTTATTGCATGATTTATGTAATACCCACCGGGGTACAATAAATACTGCAAACAATTGTTAATAATCTTCAGTAGGTTTTCATTAACATTTATATCCCCTGTTGATGGCAGGTAAGGTATTGACTTGAGCAACCCTAACCCATCTACACAATAAATATCTACAAAGTTTCTGCCTGTTGTGAATGGAATCGTTAAGCTATCCATTAAGATATATCCCCTCCACACTAAATAGGTCGTTCCCTGTGCGTAGAACTTTACATGATACTTTCGGTCATCCGTTGTAAGAAAGTCCGGCCAAGGGCCTGTGAAGTTGGTGAAATCAGCCGAGATAGTGAAAGTAGTTGGTAGTATTGGTTGGAATGGGTCATCCGAAGATGCCAGGCAATTGAGTACAAATGGATTTGTGCCTGTGTTGATAGGATATACCGCCCCTGTCCATGCCTTCTCCCATATCTCACAGGTATATGTTAATCCGGATTTACTGATTGCCGATAGGGTGTATTTCTTTCCGTATGCCGGAGGTACCACAACTGGCGGCGGTTCTACTGGTTCACTACCCGAACAACTTACCCCTGCCGTAATTGATGATGTAGTACAAGCGGTACTTACGCCACCAACATACATATAACAGGAGTAAGCATAGCCCACATCCATACAATAACCTGTATCGTAGGAGGTTTTATTTACATTATATCCTATCGTTTGTGGGATAAGGTCGCACCCAACAAAGTCAAAGTAAACGAATCCATCATCCGATGCCGCACGGTCAACGGAGCCAACTGAAACTACAACTCTGTTACAGGCCATATTATGTGCTTAAGTTTCTGAATGTATTTGTTCGTTGCTGACTTAACCAAATATCCTGCCCCTGTATTCTGCCCTCTACTACTACCCTACTGGCACCACTTCCCCCCATCTGCGATGCCGATGCAATGATTGACTTCATTTGGTCGGGGCGTACAATATGCTCCGTACCATGTAACATTACAGGGTAGCCGGAGGATGGGCCGGAAACGGTACCGCCTTCAGCGAAGCCGAGTAACTTGCCGAATCCCTTTATGAATCCACCTGCTTTACTTGCCCCGCCCACCGGATTAATAGCTGATAGTATTGCCTGGAAGATTGCCGCCTTTGCTGCTGCCATTGCAATATCAATAGCCAACTGCTTAAACATATCCCCAAATGCTTGACCGATATTGCCGCCATTTGCCATTGCATTTGCTATGCCTGTGATTCCTTGCATTGCTCTTTCAGTTAACTTATTGGCAAGTTCAAGTCGGGCATTCTTTTGGTCTTCTAGATTTAGTTGTATTGCAGTTACTTCATTCAATGCAGCATTCCCATCCTTTTTTAGTTTTAGATTGGTTAAGTCTTTCTCTTTGGATTTTTCCTGCGTTATAAAGCCCTGCCCCATCATCCCCTGTTGTAACCGTTTGTATATTTGGATTTGTTCTTCGAGTGCTTTGTTTTCATCTTTGATGGTAACTTCTTTTGTTTTACCGCCACCTTTACCTTCAGTTGATTGCTTTAATGGATTAATGGTATTTTGTTGAATTTGTGATTGCAATAACTGCATTTCTTTAGTTATTTCAGCAACCTTTGCACCATTAGCACTCAATGCAGAATTTAATTTATTATAAGCATCTGCCCTTCTCCCTGCTATTTGTAAATCAGCATTTGCATATTGTAATCCACTCATTTGAGCGGCATCTGCTTTACCTTTCCATGAAGCATTGGCAAGTTCTTTTTCAGCAGTTTCCTTTGATTTTATTGCCTCTTGCTCTAATTTTAATAATTCCTCTTGTTTAGTAACTAATAAATTTTGAGCGGCTCTTGCTCTTGCTGATTTTACTATTGCATTTGTTAATTCATTGTATGCAGTAGTACCCTTCCCTGCCATAATAGATTCATCGCTGAAATCTTTTAAATAACCACCATAATTATCTCGTAATTGTTTTACTGCATCTAAACGTGCTTTTAATGGTACGTTGGCATTTGTAGCAGTTGTAAATAATGTATCTAAATTTACCTTTTCTTTCGCTAATGAAGATAAATATTCTTCATTAGCTTTGGCTGCATCTTCGGTTGCTTTTGCAGCATTTCCCATCCCCCTTGTCCATGCCCCAAATCCTATCTGTGCAAATGTCAACGCAGTTACGATACCACTAAACGCCAAACCTGCCGCACCAGCAGCCGGAAGTAATTGGGTAAGGTTATTTGATATAGCATTAAATCCATAAGGCAAATCCTGTATAACTCTCGATAGTCCGGTAAAGTTAGTACCCATTTTGGTAACTGCCCCACCAGTAGCGGCACCGACAGCACTCACCTTATTGAGTGAATTAACAGTTTCATTCATCCCGGCTATTGCCTGCTTATTATCCGCCGTTAATACTATCTTGAGGGTTTCAACTGCCATCTTATATTGCTTGTGAAAGTTTCTTCATGTTCTCGATAAATTGTTCCTGCGTTAATCTTTCGCCCCGATCCGGTTGCTCATCCGTTGACAAAGGTAAGAACTCTCCTATATCTTTTCGCTTGCCGGATTCGGTGTTCGTGCAATAAATGATATAAGCTATCATTCTTGTACGCTGCCATTCGGCTAACTGCTTTGCTTCGTAACCTTTCCTATACAAAAGAAATTCCCGCCACGTAAGCCGCCAAAATACTTCTATTGTTAGCCCTGCTTCAATGGCGAGAATCACAATCTCATCCCAAGTCTTTTCCCTTAACTTTTTTTTTCTTCCACAGGCTTTTCATCCGTTGGCACATCCGGTGTCATGCACTTTATAGTATAGTGGATAAACTCATTTACCGACTTACCATTCGCACCGCCCGCCTCATCTATGTACCTGGCAGCAGTCCTATCATCTATCACCTGCCCTGCGCTCTCACTTGCTGCCTGCACCATTGTAATAATGTGCTTGAAGGAAAATACCTCACCGTTATACAGGCTTAATAACTTGCTGATAGGAATATCCCCATTCAGTTCGCAGTAGCGGTGCATCGCCCATGTTCCCCATTCCAATTTGATAACACCTCCCGAAATCGGCAATTCGTATGGTGTCATAAATTAGTAAGTTTTAGTTTGGGTAAGCGGCGCATTTAACACTCCGAATTCGGCATCGAACTTCATCAAGTCTTTATCCTTTGCATCCAACTTCAAAGAGGTAATAAAGATATTACCTGAATAAACAATCTGGCCGGAAAGTGCACTTGCAGGCCCAAATTTAGCAGCAAATGTAGCCTTCGATTGCAGAACAGAATACAATCTATCGTATCCTTCCCGGTCGATAGTTCCTGTTTGATTTATGGCATTACCGCTCACCGAAATGGTCTGCATAACGCTATCACCAGGCAATTGGTTATCGCCACATTTTGAATCTGCATCAATGGCATCTCTTTTTACATCCATTGATACAGAAGTTAAACACGCCACAGGGAAAAACGATCCGTTGTTATCCCAGTCAATTGACAGAATTATATCTCTGCCGTTTACAAAAGAGTATGCCATATTTTTATATTGTTTGTGTGATTACAAAGGTATAACGAATAATAACACGAAAAGTATTCTCCGATGGGTCTAAATCCTCAAGGTTATTGATACTCTCACAAACCACATTCTTGCAATCCCATCCGGTTGGTAAAACCACAATAGTATCTGAATTAATACCTCCCATGATATTCTCGGCTATCTGCTCTGCTCGTTTGAATCCGAAATTGCTGCCTTTGGTTACTACATCTAGTGTAGCCGATACCTCAAATTGGAAGCAGTCTTTCCCTTCCCCCTGGTTCGCAGTTCGGGAACTGACAACAATATACTCCCCATTTGCATCCGTTGGTGTCATGGCATCGTACACATCAATATATGTGTAAGCGAATAACCTATTGATTAACCACTTCTTAATCTCTATGGCAGGGTTTTTCATTATCATGAGAAAAGTGCTTTTAATCGTTTGAGTAACTTAGGTTTCTCTGCTTCATAGGCGGGAATCATAAATGGTTGAGGCTTTACTCCATTCTTTATAATATGCCATGCAACCGATTCAGCAACCTTTAATAAATCAGATTTTTTTGTACTTCTTCTACCTGTGGCTACATTTGTTTTTTGTGCTAATTTTTTTCTTTTAACCCATAAAAGTATAGCTTGTAAAAAATCGTAGTAATCCCCTTTACCTTTACCTTTATATTGTGCTGCAAACGTTTCCCAACCAGAAGGTATATTAACCTTTTTTTTCGTTCCGAACTCAACATAAGGAGCATAAGCAACTGTACTAAATACAGACTTAAACAAAGTATTACCTGTGTCAACCTGTATACTTTGTCTTAATTTACCAAAGTTCCCAGGAGCATTACGTTTAGCTGCCTTTTGGATATTTGTAGAAGCGGTAGCCATTTCATCACTCAATCCCTTAGTAGCCTTCTCATCAATACGCTTAATGGCATCTTGTATCTGTTTAACCCCCGATATGTCAAGCGCAAACCCTGCCATTATCTATAAATTGTGATTTCGTAATACTGATACCTATTCTCCAAATTAGTAATCGAATGGATAGTATAATCCAGTCCATTAATACGTAATTTATGCGTTTGATCGATTGTGAGGGGGATGCGGACATACACCCTTGCCGAATCGGTGAAAGTTACTTCCGCTGATAATAGTTGTCGGTCTTGCCCTAATGGTATAAACATTCCCCATATCGTACTGCCGATATTATAAGACACCGAAAAACCCCCCTCACTATCGGTTATAGTAGTAGGCTCCATAACAGTTATCGGCTCAATTAATAATTCAGCCGATAGGTATCTTGTATTGTTGCCTTTTATTCTCATAGGATTGGTGAGCGTTTAGTGTACATCTGACAAGTGCGCCACGCTTTCTGACAAACTCCCATTGTTTCATCGAATGCCCCTCTGTTCTCATACATATGATTCGTTTGGTCAAGTATAGCCATCTTTAGCGCATGAGGTAGTGTAGTGTATCCGGCATTATACACCGCTTTGAGCCTGTTAATGGATGGGAATGTAATAACCGGATGCTCACTGCCTGTGATGGTAGTATTAGTAAGTACGGTACCTGTGGTATCATCGGTTAGTACAATGGATGAAGTTATTGGGCCGTAAGGAAGTTGAAACCATCCACCCTCATTGCTGAACCATACGGTTACCTGCTTTGTAATAAGGGATAGTCCGGTAGCTTTCTCAATAATCATCCTTGCACCGCTAATCATTTCAGTTATTTGTGAATTTTCGGTAGTTGTAGAAACACGCATATATAACTTCGCCTCGGCAAGTGTTACAGGCTCGGTATATGCCACATCCGTAACCGTAGAATCTATGATGTAAGAGAAGTTACCCATTGCTCGAATTTTATTAGATTGTTTTGCGGCTGCAATTCCTCTGCCCTTGCGTATGCCTTATTACTGCAAATTTCGTAGTTTTCCTCCACATTTCGTATAGCCTCCACCCACTGCTCGATTCTATCCTGTTTGCAATAGCTTGCCGCATCTCCACAATTCTCCCTTAATCCTGGCAAGTTGGTGCAAATAACAGGAATACCTGAGGCCATTGCCTCGGTTGCCGTTCGCCCCCATGATTCGTAGTGGGAT